AATCATTTTTAGCAATATCCGCTTTAGATAATTTTGCAACATCTTTCCAATATGCTTGTTGAAATTTTTTCTGATTACTATAAACATTAAGACCTTCACCTAATGTTCCATCAAACGCATGACCAGTCTCATGATTTAATACCATTCTTATATGGTCTTTAGAATTTGCTACGAATAGTTTTTTACCTTTAGGGAGATGTGTTTCAGCCACAGAAATAGATTTAGCTTTCATATCATAAACACCACTGACATTATCCCAAGTCGCCTTCTCTGACCATCCAGCAGGATGTAAACCTTTTAATCTCGGATTTATTTCTGTTAAACTATTACCAACATTGATTGAAACACCGTTTTTATTTAATGCTGCTTTTACTTTTTCAGGATAAGTATCAATTTGATTTATAACCGTATTTTGAATATCTTTTGTCGTTGTTTTAGCAAAAGTTGTTCCTACTTTTGAAACTGTTATTGGTGGAGCTTCAGCTACTGCTGGCGGAGCAGGAGCTAAATCTAAACCTTCGCGTCTTGCAAGTTGTTTTAATGTCAAAGGTCGCATATCCTTACCAACAAATCTATCTATCTTAACTTGCCCACTACGATAAAGTTCAGCACGTTTCTTACCGAGTACTTTTACTTGAACAGCTTTTGGTTGTTTCTTAATCCATTGTTTGTATGTCATCTTTGCTGGTACTGAACCATTCATAGAAGCTCTTGTCGCAGGTGGTGGATCTTCTATTCCATATTCTTGCCAAGATGGAGTTACGGGAACAACTGTACTTCGACAGTTAAAATGTGCTGGAGGCCGTGGACTACCATCTCCAATATCAAACATTCGTCCATCATAGCCTATGCAAATCATGCTCGTCCTGTCATCTAAGGTAGATACCCATTGCACCTTGCGAACAATATCTGTATTCTTTTTAAAAACTTCTTCACGTGCTTGATGCACGACGTTCGAAACTGCGGTTCTGGCTATATATTGAGCCTGTTTGGTTTTATAACCTAACGCCCGTTCAATTCGAGCTCCGATAGCTGGCAAACTTTCACCAGTCGCAATTCCAACTTTAATTTGTTTAGTCATCGCAACGCGAATAGCTGTAGAATAACCACTCATCCAAGTTCCAAGTTTATGACCATCCATTGGACGCATCGTTACAAGATTTCTTAAAACTTCATTACTTGGCATAGACATTTCTAAATCAAGAGGTACTGTTTTAGAAATTATATTAGCATTCCAATCAGCCTCAAAACGGCTGATATTCACAAGACGTTTGACTAACATCTTTTCGGCTTTTACTGCTCCCGCTTGTGCAGTTTTACGAACAGCTAACAACATTCGTGTTAAACGTTTTGCAGGAATCTTACGAATACTACCAAGAGTCTCTAAACCTTTAACTCTGCCTAATTCTTTTATTAACTTGTCACGGAGCTGAGGAAAAACTTTTTCCCCTAAAAATCTACTTATAAGACTCGCTTCACCATTTTTAAGTTGTTCAAGATAAACAGAATGGCGAATATATTTCTCAAGAAGCTTTTCATTTACAGTTGGGATAATTCTTTTTGCCATTACGTTATCGTGGTTATCATTATAAGTTTTTTAATCCCATCTTCAGAAAATACAAAAACATATTTTCCACGATGATTAAATTGAAAATTAAAATAGTATATTCCTGATTCTAATGAATATAATACAAAATCTTTTGTCCCTTCTTGAGATGTATGACAATAACCTATTATTTCAGAAGAATCATTTTCTGCTATATAAATAAACTTTCGATGAAGAACATTTTGATTACTCGATAAATTGAGTTTCAATTCTATAATTTTCATTCATAAATTATCCAATCATCGGAGCAGCAGTTGGATCAACACCATCAATTTGATCTGATAATGTTTTCAATGTATCCCCATCTCCTCCTGTTTTTGCAACAGTAGCATCTTTTGCAACAGTAGCATCTTTCGCAGCAGTAGCTTCTTTAGAAACTGTTGAATCTTTCGCAGCCGTCGCCTCTTTAGAGACAGTAGCATCTTTCGCCATAGTTGAATCTACGATTGCAACTGCATCGCCAACAGAATCAATATCATGACCAACAATTTTATAATCTCTGACCATCTTTCCAGACTTAGAAGCACTATCAATCATTACCCGCCAATCGCCTTCTTGATCAGGAGCAAAAGAACCATAGTATCTTCCAGTTGAACCGATTTCAATTAATACAACGTCTGGAAAATTAGGTATATCCTTTGTACGAGTTTCGTCATAAATTTCCATTGTCACATCTGTAAGACCTGTTGTGGCTTTAGTTGCTTGATATGTTAATTCAATTAATGTACCTACTTTTCTTGTTTCAGCCATTTGATTTTTTCCTTTTAAATTATATGATTATCCTATCATAGGAGGTGAACCATATTCTACAATCAATTCTTCAGTTTGCTGTTTAATTTCAGCAAGTTCTTTTCGTACATCCTGTTCAAATTTTGTTTCAATTATAATTGACTCTTCCGGCATAAATTATTCTTCATCCTCTATTAAATCTTCTTCCTCGATTGTTTCTTTAGGCAATAAATTTTCCAGTTCCTCATTGTCTTCTTTACCAGCAGCTTCAGCTTCTACTTCTGGATCCATATCTTGAGAATACACGCCTCGACGCTGTGCTTCTCTAAGATAGCGTTCTCTTGAAATTTCACCACTTTGTCTGGCCTTTAAAATATGTTCTTTATCACCACTTCCAGCAATAAGGGCTTCAAAATCACTATAAATTTCAACAGCCATAGTTTCAAGAGGAGTGACTTCTCTCCATATACAAGCAAATTTTAAAGCTTGTATCATTCCACGCTCAAGAGCATGAATCCAAGATTGTAATTGACTGACAGTTCTATTCTCGCCGATTCGCTCAGCAGTCGCAGTATCAGGAATATCTTTTATTAAAGGCTGATCTCCAAGAATACGCATCTTACATTCAATATCTGTAATATCTTTTTGGCCAGCTTCAATAGATTTCCCACTATGTTCTACATATTTTAAATCAGCATATTGAGAATTCTCACCTTCACCAATTAAAATAGCCTTAGTTGGTCCAATATCCAAAGAACCTTTCTGTACAACTTTTTTCGGTAGACCCTTTCCAAAAAGTAATCCAAAACGTGAAAAATGTAAAATATTTTTTTGATCTGCAGAACTTTGCCAGTGAGACAAGTTTAACCAAGCTAAATCCATTAATGGAGGATCAGCCGTCATAAAGCCAGTTCTATTAGCATAAATAGTTACTAATGGGATTTTACCAAAAGAATGTGTCCCCTCTTCTTCAAGAATATACTTCTCATCGTTATCTGAATCTTGTATATGGGACTCCCATCCAGTTTTCGTATAGACTTTTATATATGAAACTTCTTTATCTCCATAAGTTCCATCAGGTTCTACAGCTGTTTCTTTAACTCGTATTTGAGTTAACTTAGTAGATTTAGCAGTCCTTGTCGCTTGCCAACCTATTAAATCAGGAGGAGCTATATTAGTTAAAAACACTCGTACTCCGAGTTTCTTTTCATCTGCTTTAGTAACTTGTTTGCCTTTAGTTACTGCTTCAACAATAGAATGATCTACATAGATATGAGCAATACCATATTTTATAAGATTTTCTAAGACTTCTTTAATAAAAGTTTCTAATGGTTTATTGTTGCCATCCACATCGTTTTCTAAATATGCAAGTTCTACAGGAATATCTACTAAAGTAATTGGATGGGTAAAGGGTCTATTTTTTAATTTATTTAATGTATCTTTATATCCATTATAAAGAACTGCTCTTTGCAAACGAGCATTATAAGCAGAACTGGTTTCAGCAGATTCTTGTGGAAGCCATTTTTGAGCCGCTTCATGCATCACTATCGTTCCGCCAAGCAAATCATGAATTAAAACCCACAACTCGGCCATTGCTTCATAATTAATAGAGGGAATTGCAACAGGCGATCTTTCATCTGTTACTGTCATTATAAATTATACTCCTATTCAAGCAATAGAAATTAATATACGTATCGTCAATTTGCATTTTCTTTTATAAATGTTTCAATAGAATTAGAAGGAACAATCATCGAATAACTATAGAAAAATCTTACAACCATTCCAACCACTTTATTTTCAAAATTAAATACTGGACATCCACTGTTCCCACCCATTATATGAATATCTGTTATCATGTAAGGTTGCGGAAAATTTAAATTATCATCAAAGATAAATCCACTGCTAATAATTCCAAATGAAGTTATATTAAAAAGATTTTTTGGATTACCTATACAATAAATTCGTTCACCAATAAATGTTTTTGATGCAAATTTTAAATTAGAAATTTTCAAATGTTTAATTTTTTCAGGATCAATTTTTATAAGAATAATATCATTCAATTTATCAAACGCAATAATAGTGCCGAAAGTTTTTATTTCAAATAAACCAGCTTGAAACGTTATTATAAATTGTTGGTCTTCAATAAATTGTTTTTCATCTATAAGATGGTATGCAGATACAATTAAACCTTTTTGTTTATTAATTATAAAACCAGTTCCATATCCATCTGCTTCGTTAGCAACTAATACAATCGCAGATACATTTTCTGCATACAAATCAGTGACTTTCCTATTGCTAACTATTGTGCAACTTACAATGACTGATAATATTATTAAACATAAAATTGCAAGATTTAATTTTCTATGCATCTTCAAAACTCCCTTCTTTTGGATAAACACTCATGTTTCCACAATTACTACATTCTACACCAATAATTTCTTCATTATAAATTTCTGCTGGAGCGAAAAATATACTGTTATGATTACAAATATCACAAATTGCTAATACACAAATCCAAGCTTCATTATTTTCATTCTCGTCGTACATCGTTTCATAAACTTTTGATTCTGGAAATGTTTCTTTAGCAAAATCAACAGCATCTTCAATACCATCGAATTTAAGTATATAAAGTTTTGAATGACAAGCATATTCTTCAGGCATAATTAACTTTCAACATTATAAACTTGTTCCAAAAACCATTTAAAATCAAAATGCTTATCAACTAAATCACAAAAAATAAATACCTTATATTCTTTAATTTTCTTAGCGAATTCTATATAAATTTTTGTAAATTTGTGTCTTTGTTGTCTCTCAAACTTATGATGATGAAGTTTTAACCATAAACCATCAATCTTAGAAATTATTTCATGTAATTTCGGTAGTAAAATATATTCACCACCTTCTATGTTCATAGAAATAATAACAAAATCTGTGTCTTTTATATTATCCTTAAACCATTTTATAAAATCAATACCATTAACAGTAATTGGATCTGTATAATTAATTGTCCCAGTTGATTTTCCTAAAACCATTGTTGAAGAAATACCATAAGGATAAGATGGGTAGATTAGTAATTCCCCATCTTCTATCGCAACAGCAGCTTCAATATGTTCTATATTATTGTATTTATTAGTACAACTTATCAGCCTATCAAATTGCAATGGTTCAAAACAAATTATTCTCCAATCAGCAGCATCTGTAACATCCTTATAAAAACGATGTATATCACCACCTGCACCACTACCAATATTGATAAAGATTTTCATAATGATTATTCTTTCACAATCCACCAATCATGAGCTTTTTGATAAAGCTTAAAATTATTAGTGAGCACGAATTCATCAACTGCTTGAATCACACCCGGAAACACTTTAAAATAATCGTGGCCAGATAAAACGCCACCAATTTTAACTTTCGGCAACCAAGCTGCAATGTCTTGTTTCACTGCTTCATAACTATGAACAGCATCAATATATACGAAATCAAAATATTCATTTGGAAATCTTTTATAAGCCTCTAAAGAAGGAGATTTCAAAATAGTAACATCAGAATTACTGCCGAATTCTTTTATAATTCCGGGATAATAATAATCAAAATTAATTGGTCTACTTCCAATACCATAGTGACCAGTCCTTTCATACAAATCCCAAATATCGATAAGAAAAAGTTGTTCAAACTTCAATGCTGCTACCAAAGTTCGAGCATTATTCCCGCATTGAACACCGATTTCTGCCACTAATATTTTTTGATCACCAAATTTGTTTTTCACAAATTCCGTAGAAGGTCTCATGTTTTTGTCTCCTCAGTTATCAAATGTTTTGCATATAAAAGAGCTTTTCTAAAAATTATTTTAATAGTATAATCTGCTTTATCTATAACATTATAAAGAACAAGATTCTCATCAAAAGCACTTAAGAAATCTGTAAAATATTCTAAGTATTGCGAACTTCTATAAAACCTTAAATATTCTAAAGGTTTATTTTCAATCACTCCACGAAAAGCACCGAGATGAACTCCATGATGCGGCCTAAAATTTAAAAGCTTTGGATCATAACCTAAAGAATCATAACTTGAACCATCATTAGTTTCTGGTAAAAGATTAATTTCATTTAACATATTGTATAAAAATTTTTCATTAGAACCGTTCCACCGTCTAATGCCTTGTTTCAATAAATGATCATATTTCTCAATAGTATTGTGCATACATTTTACATATTCACGTGTCTTAATAAAATGCAAGCCAGTTATTCGTTTTTGATCCCCTCTTATAACATTACTATAAGGAAGCTTTAATGTTGCTAAATGTTCAATATGTTGTTCAAAAAGAGAAACGCTTTCATTAGCCAATATAATATCTACATCACCGATATAAAGATATTCTGGTATTACATCTGCATTAAATTTAATTGTCCATCGTAAAGCTTTAGTAGTAAATGCATCATTACAATAATCAAATTTATAATTTTCAAAAATTGTAAATTGTTCTTTCTCCGAAACTGGAAAAAGAACTTTAAGCTGTTCTCGTATCTTATTACTTAGTACACCGCGAAAAAATATATACACATGAGCATCAGGATTTGACCGTAAAGCAAAATAAATATAAAATGGAATAAACCCTGCATACCAGCTATCATCCACTACAACTACAAAACCTTTTTTAATTCTCATTCGATAGCTCCATCGAATAGTAATTCTCTAAGCCGAGATTTCAAATGTAATACAGAAACTTTCTTCTCACGATACGCTTTCATCAATTGATCTTTTCCAAGTTCTGTATGAACACCATCAGCATGAGGACAATAATTATAATCTGGTCCTATATCAACTATCTTAATTCCAAAACGTTTTTGCATGTCTTCTTTATGAAGCCATGCAACGCTCATCGCATCTTGGCCAACACACCATTCATTTCCTTTGTGACCGAATGATTTTTGATACTTAATCAGTTCTGGCCATGTCCTTTCAAATATTTGTGATATAATAAAGTCTAAAAAATTTCGAGTTTTATCATTGACTCTAAACATCACTATACCATAATTCGTAACGTAATGGTGTTTAAAAGGTCTGGTCGTTATTGCGAGATCAAAGTCTTGTTCAAAAGCAATAAATGGATCCTTAACAAAATATAAATCAGCGTCAGCACTTATCACTCTCGAATTATCTGGTAAATTTTTAATAAATCGATATTGGGTAAGGACTTTAGATCCCATCTTCCCAAGACTACGTTCTTTAGGTATAACATACTGAGTAAGAATATCTTTCCCATATTGTTTAACTATATCACTAAAAATAATTTTATTACATTTAGTCACATTATCTAAAGTAGATAGCGTTTTCGCTAATAAACGTTTATCAAAACTATAATCAGAAATTAAACAATATTTATTGTCATCTCTATCGCAATATAAAAGTGGGAGAAAGATTTCTTTTAATATCCTATCTTTTGTTTCTAATAAAGTTTTATTCTTCTTCGAAGTATCAAATACAGTATCTCCATACACCACTAAAGGTGATATCCAAGAAGCTGGTCTTTCTATTGCTATAATAGGAACACAATTCTTCGCACACAAAATAGAAAACCATAGATCTCTACAAAATGGAATAGGAAAATCTGATATCGTTGGTAGAGGGTTTATAGTTGAAGAATGAAAAGCTATCGTTCCACAACCTGCCATATCTGCTTGTCTATCTTTTGATAAACCGCAAATAAAATGATAAACATTGCGACAATCAAAATAACTCTTAACAGGACATACTATTCTTGCAGCATGGACAGTGATTACTGCTTCTTTTTTGTAATCATCTACTTTCTGTATTAGTTTAGAAACGTAATCCGGAGGGTAATTTAAATCATCGTCGAGAACAAGATAGTATCCATCTTCCCAAATAAAATTCCAAACCGCATCGTGTGCATCTTGGTTAGTTGGATTAAGATGAACTTGTATTTTATATTTTTGGATCAGCCAAGTAGGGACTTCATCATAGTAATTCAAAACTAAATGAATTACATCTACTTGGTCATAGATACTATCAATCACTAATCTTAATGTCTCTTCTCGTTCTTTAACAGAAGCTATTAGTGCTATGATCTTTTCTTTCATTATTAACTTTTCACAGAACTTATTATTGTTAGCTTTTTTATCTTTCTGCATAGCATCGCCTGCCTTTCAGGAAAATAAACAAATAAATTTTATAATTGCGTAGGAGTCTTCAGCATAATTGAAATCACTTTATTTACTCAAATGGTAATTGTGGACGAATAAGCCCGAGGATTAATTTAACCAAAAACTCCTTATTGTAAACCACTCAAACGAAAAGTCCTCAACTTTCAAAGTTCGTTTGTCTTATCTGTAAGTTTCTTAATCAATATTTTAATAACCGGATAGAGTATAAAACCAACCAATATTCCAATAAGTAACAAGTGCATTATAATTCCCCTTTTAATTCTTTCTCTAATTTTTTAAGTTTATTTGTTAATTGTTTTATTTTCACATCTGTACGATGAGATACATTCTTTTCACCTAAAGCGTATAGATGTTTCTTTCCCTTATGATTTTTACTAACTTTTGCTGCAATTTTGGGGTCTTTCATAGGATTATTTTCTTTATTCCTTTTTGCAACATCGGGACGCTTTATTCCTTTTGGTCCTCCGTGTCCTTTTGCATTTTTATTCCCAAGCATTCCTTTACTTATTTTTTCTATTGATTCTTTAGAAAAATGGCATCCTTGACGATTCTTATTTCCTGCAGCATTTTTATTCCCTAAATTTGTTCCTTGATGAGACTTACTAAATTTTTCTATTATAATTTTTCTATTGGGATGATTAGAAATTGTATCCCCGCCTTCACCTCCGTGTGTTAGATTATAACCATTAGGAGCAACGGAATTAAAATTGCGAATTTCTTCTATTTCAATTCTATTGGCTTCATCACGAGTTTTACAAGTGTGAAGAATAGAAACTTGCCAGTCATCATATTTATAAAGAGCTTTACAAACTAAACTACCAGAACAAAGATGCTGCTGCATTCTCTTTTCTAAATATGCAGTTTGGCCAACATAACTCTTCTTAGAAGTGGGGAACCAAATTTGATAAATATGAATTTTCATTTTAATTTAGCTTTTATATTGCTTATGATTTTCTTAGTAGATTTTGTTTGTTTTGTCAACTTCTCTTTTATCTTATCTTGATACACTATATCAATATTATCATCTCTTGCTGTTTGTTTTATATCTTGTATATTATAAACTAATTCTTTAACAGCTTTATTTTTTGCTAAGATACTTGCAGCAAGAGCAACCATCGTTCCTATAAAACCAAACAAGGCCATCCAAAATGAGAATCGTGCAGATGCTAACGACATTATTAAATTTACTGCACCAAATATAATACAAGCCATTCCCAACTTCTTAAATCCAAGATATATTACAGCAGCACCAAGAGCAACAATTGGAATAGCCATTGAAGTGAACAAATTATCTTTAGCCTTTTTTACTGTCTGCCAAAGAGCATCCTTTGAAGTTTCAGGAGTAACCTGTTTATCTTTTTCAATAGAATTAAAGATAGCATCACCTGTTCGTTGTAGAATTCCACAACCTGATAATGCTAAAACATTAAAAAGAATTAAGAGACTAATTATAATTAGCATTCGCCGTTCGTATGTCATGTTATCTCCTCAAACAATTAAACAACAATCGAACTTAATTTACCATAAACTTTAACACTTTCTGTATTATCTCGAACATTTTCTCTATCTAATTCTTCAACACTATGCCAAGCTCCTCCAAGCTCAACATAACCACATTCTTCACTAAGTCTAAGCATTGGCGTTCCTATATTATCAAACTTAAATATAAAACCTGCCGGAACATCGCATAATGACATATGTTCGAGTTTCTTTTTATCTTTTCTAATTAACTTCATCACCATGTCCTCTCTTTAATCTTAGTCTTTATTTCTTTAGGCATTTCTTTCCTGCTAATTTTCTTTTACCTCTATTACCTGTTAGTTTTCTTTGTGCTGAATTCTTATGTGGTCCTGTGCCATCTCGATTTCCTCTTATATTTTTGCCCATTTTTATCTCCCTGTATATCCACTTGAAAATATCGCTGTTCGTTGAGCCTCTGCTTTTGCTTTTGCCCGTTCTCTTGCAGCTTCATTACCACAAGTATAATGATATTCTTTACCAGACCTACCCCATTTAATATAACATCTTTGTGGTCCAGTTCCTTTTCTTCCGTAGAAAAATGGCATTATTAATCCTTATTATTTTTCAATACTCGCATACCTTCGACTTTATCATCAAACTTCCCTGCAACTTTTAGCAATCCTTCAAACCTTGCTTTTGCATCTTTCGATAAATCTTGTGCAGCTTTTTTCGCAGCATCTAAGCGTTTAGTATCAGATAAAATTACATCAGCTTCAGCAAGCGTATTAGCGTCACTCGTTGCTTGCCATTCGGCGTTCTCTTTTACTATTTGTGCTTCGGTTGGCATAATTAATCTCCACCTTGAAAATTACGTCTTTCTTGTATTGTTTTTTGATTTTCGTGTTTTCTTGGATTACCACAACCACGACACGAACAAGGATGTGGTGTTGTAACTACCATTCCTAAACTTCTTGAATCATGTTGGCCTTCTTGACCAAACCAGTATCTCCGTCTTTTCTTTCGCAATCTACGATAATGATGTCTACGAATGGCTCTACGTTTTATGATTGTTTTTTGCATAAAAATTTAATTAATTAAATAAATCTGACAAGACTCAAACCTGTAATATTCACATTGCAAATGTGACTCTTTCCCTACTGAGTTACAAGCCCATTAATCTTATTTATCATTGCCTTCCATGTACATAGAAGCAGAATAACCACTAGTGATATCTAAATGTTCTCTGTGATTACTTGCAAATTCCATGTGCTTCGATAAGTTTGCCTTCACTTGTCGTTGCTTCTTATTACGTTTTTGTTTTGAGGCCTTCAATTTTTTAAATTGTCCGTTTCTCGGTTCTTGCCTTTTTGTCCGACTCATGTTCTACCATTCACTTTCTGAGTAATCAGTCTCACCGCCGAATGGATGTTCATAGAATACATAATAGCCAAATGCATCACTGATGTGAGTAAGCAACGACTTAGAATCGCTTTTCAAAATGCTGCCTTCATCATCACAAGTCACACCCTCTAAGTCTCTGATAAGAAACTTACATTTTCTGTCTATAATAGTGGGTATATAACCATCCGCAGTAAGTAACCTGCTATTAACAGAGTTAATTCGCACTCTTACAGCAGGATTGGATCTTCTAACACACATTTCATAATTAAATTTACCATCGAATTTCTCATTAATGATATCCCAATCACTACCTTTTATACCACAACTTTTCTTCGCTCCACCAGTTGCATCTCCATATAATTGAACTAAACCTTTATGATGATGCCATTTTTTAATGAGCAAATCACAAATCTTTGCAGTATGACTATCTTGTGTTAAAAAAATTTCATCTATAACACAAGTAATTAAGCCGCGATCTTGTCCATTATTTCGTACCAATAACCAAGGAAACTCAGAGGCGGGGCGTTCTTGAACTATTGCACAGTTACCGGGAATCCTATTAAAGTCAAAACAAAAATATAATGGATAGTTTGGATTGTATCGTATCCTTTCCCCTTCTGGTGGACAATTCAACTCTGCATCAAAAGCATAATAACATCTTCCTTTAAACGAAACGAACGCACCACCATATTCTTGTTCATAAGTTAAAACATCTAAATCACCACGAGCTGCTTCTGCATCTTCAGGATTTATCTCATTCGTTAACCAAGTAAAAATATCCCAATCATCTTTATCTTTTGCATCCTCTGCTAATTGAAAGTAATGATTCTTACCTTCTGGCACACCAATTAAATCTGCCCATCCCGGTCGGCCAAGAGTAGATAATGCGGGCCTAATATTTTGTCCCCAAACTTTGGGCTTAAAATTACCAAACTCATCACCTACAAATCCATCCAACGGAGGGCCTTCGATACGTTCGGGTTTATCTAAGCCAGACACTTCTATTGAAGCACCATTAAATAATTTTATACGACGATATGAAGTTGATATAGAGCGAAGGGATTCATTATACAACCAATTACGTGGGATCATTGCAATAGTATCATCCCAAAAAATATCTACTGCTTGTCGATGTGTTGGAGCACCGAAAACAAATCGTCCTTGAGGAAGTTTAAATTCTGATGCTCTTGTAATCAATCGACGTTTAGCAATTTCTGTTTTACCACCACGTCTACCAGCATGAACAATATTGAATCTACTTTTAGATTTAATATAACGTATTTGTTCTTTGTGTTTTTTAAGCTTTGTCCACCGTTCTGTAGGAGCAATGTGCATACTCATCACTCCTGTATTCCATTATGTTCTTTATCTTTCTTCCTATTTTGAAAACTTTCAAATTCTTCTGATCTAATATTGTTTATCACTCCCAGCAACTCTTCAGATATGTTATCATCCGTAATACTATCTTCGATCTCCAATTCTTCTGTTGTACTGGTATTAGCGTTTCCTTTGGTTTCGCCGGTTGAATCAGTTTTATCTTGCCCTGTAGTTTCACTTCCGCCATCAATATCCTCTATTTCTTCATCATTCTCATCTATATTCATAGATGCTTTCATTTGTGCAATTTGCTCACGTATTAATCGAGCTTGTGTTTCAGGATCTCCACCTTGTATCTTCTCCAGCCCAAATAATTTATCAAGTCGTTCGGCTGCTGTTAGTTTATTTCTTACTTTTATTTTTACATCACGAAGAATTAATTCATAAAAAGCAATTTGTCTACCTTTATATTCTTTTGGGTCTATACCATATAATTTTCTAATTTTTTTCTTTGCACGAGAGATTAATTTTTCCATCTCAGAAGTATTAATATCTTTGAAATAGCTGCGTAGTTCAGCCTTCATCATCGACTTTGTCCATCGAAGGGCAAACCACTCAACTATATCATCTACGATAATATCACATTGTTCATAACCTGCAAGACCCACGATAAATCTTTCTATTTTAACCAGCCATAACAAATCTCCAAATTTACAATTTAAAATAAGAAGAAACTTTTTACTTATAATTATAGTATAGGTATTTATAAACTTATGTAAAGGGAAAAATAAAAAATGTATAGAAAAATGATTATACTATTTGGGTAATTATTTTTTGAATTGTGTCTGCTTTATGTTTTAGAATTTTTCTTACTTTATTAGTTTCGAGTTTATGTTGATATGAAGAAGACCATCCACATTTTGATGCAAATTCTAACATTGATAAATTAATCAACTTTCGTGCAGAACGAATTAGACTCCCTTCTACAACATAATAAATGATAGGATCACCCCAAACTTCTAAATTTAAATCCCATCCTTTAGCAAAAAAGACTTGACAAATTTCTTTCATTGTTTTTTCTGAGATTGTTGAAAATGTTCCATCTTCTAACTTATATTGATAAGGAACACTCCAACCAATCTTCGCTGCAAATTGTTCTACGGTCAAATTAAGTTGTTCTCTTAATCTACAAAGACCTAAAGCGTTTATTTTATATCGTCTTATTTCTTGACTAAATAATTCTATCTTAGAAAGTCGAGAGTTTATCGGTTGTGTTTTCCAACCATAAAAACGAAAACAAGAACGGCATAAGACTTTCTTCTTATCTTTTGAAATTATCCACGATGAAGGATTCGTTTTTACACATCTACAACGAGGACATTTGAATGTTCCATAAGTTAATTTTTTAATGATAGACAGACGTTGTTCTTGGTTTCTCGCCCGTCGTACGAGTTTTCTTTGGAAGTTCATATTTTTTAATTCAAGATTTTCTCGGTAAATGGGAGTATTGCTATCTACATTCTTTTCATATTCTTGTTCAGCAGTTTTTATTATTTCATCAATCCTTTTTTTAGACTTTTTCTTTTTAATGTCTTTTTGTTCTCGTCTTTTCGCAACAGCTTCTTGATTTTCTATATCTCGTTTTCTTTTAGCCACAATATCAAATATATCTTCATCTTCTTTTTTCTTCTTATCTACCAGATTATAATTCGTAATAGCTGTTCTCGTATGTTTTCTACGTCTATGATTACGTTTTTTAGTCACCTCATCTTGCATCATTAAATCCTCATTATAGTATAAGTAAACTCTAAACTGTTTTGAGTGCTAATACCAAAACCGACCTATACTGAATACGAAAATCCATTCAATTTTTCTCTAAATAAAAAATACTGAAAATTTACATAAACCCTTATAGTATATATAATAATAATAACTATGGGAAATTTACGACCAACTAAAACCAACATTAACATTAATTTCTCTGTAGATTTTAGTTGAGGTAAAAGCCTTGTTTTGTAGGTATACCCTGTTTTATAAATTAGCCCTCAAAACACGTCTATGGTTGCAAGTCAGTATAATCCTCACTATTGTAGAACGTATTTTCAATTCATTTCTCATAGTTTTCCAAACTTTTAAGATAAATCTCTTCTTGTAACATCTTTTGTAGTAAATCAACGAACAGCGGTTTTTTTCTATAACCCTGTCCTCCAAGTTTTCCTATGGTATCACAACAATTTTCTTGTATCAAAATATCTAATACAGGTTTTGCGAATTGTTTGTTATGACTCCAACTACTATCGGGATCCCACCAATAACATAAGTCCCATAACGAAAAAATTTCATTATCAGGATTTAGAAATTTTTTAATAATAGAAATACGATCGTCTATCGCGGAGTGCAAAGCTAATTTC